TGTATTCAGCATACCTCTAGCAGCAGTATTTGCTTTTGCTAATTTATCAGCCCAGATCATATCTTCTAGACTAACCTCTACACCAGAAGCAATGTCTTTGCATATTGCTTCTAACCTTAAACGGTATTGTGTTGATAACATATGGTAATGTATGTAATTAATATAATTTATAACACTAGCACTGGTGTACTAAACCCATGCTTGTGCTGCAAGTGTTACTGCTAGTGATAAAGATACTCCCATAATAGTAAGTCGGCTCATCCACCACATGATCTCGTGCTTATTTTTTGTTATGCTAGTCATGATTAATGTCCCATTGGGATGCCAGATGCCATAAGATTAGAAATCTTATTCACCTCTTCAGTTATACAGTAATCAATAGAATGAGGATGCTCCTTTAATGCAGGAACATCCTCTTTGGATTTCTGTATTGCTTCATATGCATCTACTGCATATTCACATATCTCATGATGTTTGTTTTGTAAGTCGTGATAACCTACGGTGTAATTCTTTTGTTGCGTTAGGGGCATGATTTTTCAATCCCATACTGCATATATTTATAGCACGGATTGAGTAATTGTGCCTAGTTCAGTGTGGACTTCCTGACTCTGTTATGGGTTCCTCACTGTGGCAATCCAAGATTTCTATAAGTATGTTTTTCTAATTCCAATTTAAGTTTATCCAAATCCTCAAAACCAACCCACTCTATACAATCAACTGGACAGGTATCAATGGCCTCTTGTATTAATTCCTGACTATCACCATCTTGACGAAATGCTCTTGATCTCCCGTTGTCTGGTTCCATAAAGAAAGTATTCGTAGCAACATTACTACAATAAGTACATCCTATACACTTTCTTTCATCAACCCAGACTGCTTTCTCTGTTAGTTTGCCACCTAATGCAGGTTCTCTTCCACTCCGTTGATCATCAAAGGAGCTAGATTCAAACGCTGCAGATGTATCAAACTCATTGTTCAAAGAACCTGAATAACTGCTACTACATCAGGTATCTCATGCATTAACTTACTTTCTATTCCTTGTTTTAAAGTCATAGTACTCATAGCACATGTTTCACATGCACCACCCAATTTTACTTTGACATATCCAGTTTCCTGTTCTATATCTACAAGTTGAAGATATCCTCCATCTGCCTCAATGTAAGGTATGAGTTCTTCTAAAACTTTAATTACGTTTTCTTCAGTTAGTTCCATATTTTTTAATACTCTCCTCCCATTCTTTCATACTACTTTGACAATCAGGTGGTTCAGGTTCTTTATAACCCTTCATCTTTTTCCACTTGTTATGCATTGCACCAAGTATCCAAGATTGAGATAGACTCTTAGGTCCATTCTCTAACAACTCAAGTTGCTTCTTGTTGCTTGTGTATGCTTTGTATTCTTCTCTCCAGTTGGAGTCGTCATACGGTTTGTTCATGTTGAAGGGACACCTCCTCGATTGGCACTATTGTATCATAATATTATTTATTTTGCAACCACTTCGTCCTGACATTCCTTTGCAAGATCTGCAGCCATCTGACCACCAATCTCAGCACCTTGATTCATTCCAACCATAGTAGCAGCACCTGCAAGTACCCATCCAATTATAGGAACTGATGCAATTCCAGTCTGAGTAACAGCAGCAGTTCCTAATGCACCACCTACCATTCTACCTGTTCCTTCTCCACCACCTTTCTTCTTAATACAAGCAATCATCTCAGGACTCATACCACCACCTTCACTCTGTGATGGAGAAACATAATACTGTTCATGCTTAGTTATCTTTGTCTTACCAGTTCCCAAGAATCCACCAGGTCTCTCAACCCCTTCATTCTTTATTAGTACTCTAGGATCATGTGCTCTATAGTTTATAGTATATCCTTCCTTATTTGCTATAACATTATAAGATGTATATTCACCGATAGGTAAATTCAACTTAGGGAATGATTCCTTTCTAGCAATCATCCCTATCATTCCTATATGTGATATGCCTAAGAGTGTTCCTAGACTAATGCCTATCCATTTTTTCATAACGAAATCTCCAGTTTATAATACAACAGGTGGTTCTTCTTTCTTAGGTTGAGTTGCAGCAGCACTTAAATTAAGAGGTGCTTGTTCAATTCTAATGATTTGAGCAGGTGCAGTTTGAGATGCTTTCTCAATCAATGCTTCCATATCTGCTTTAGATACAGCAGGTGCAGGTGGTTTCCCTCCATTACCATTGTTCTTATTTTTAGCAGTTTGAACCCCGAATGTGGCCAAAACTCCTGTAAAAACCGAAGCTATAAATGTTGGATCTATATTCTTTTGTGGGAAATTTGGGATGGCTACGTAATTTAAAGTCAAAATTCCACCCGACCAAACCAAAATTCCGAGCCGTACGAATGTACTGATGATGGCCATCTGCTCGTCGTGATCAGGAACAATAGCATCTGCCATCTTTCCTATAAGACCTTTAGGTTTTTCTTCCTTCACCTCTTCCTTAACTTCTTCAGAAGTTTCTGGTTCTGGTGAATCTAATTTTTCTTCTTCTTTTACTTCTTCTGCCATAAAACTTAATACTCTCTGTTCTTATATAGCAATATTAAATCATTTGCACATTCGTATATATTTTTATTACTCGAAGTATTACCAAAATTTTTAAGAAGTAATCCCAAAACATCTTCTCTAAGTTTAAGTTCTTGATTGGAATATTCCATAAGTGTTTTATTAATTGGGTGCGAGAAACAAAAATGATACAAAGATCATTCTGTTTCTCCTTTGGTATTATAGCATAAAAAAAGACCCCCTGCAAGCAGGAGGTCTCGATCCATCTCGAACTATCAGTTATTTAGAAACTGAACTTAGCACCAACTTTTCCAGAGAAGTCGTTGTCATCTGAAGGAGTTGTCTGTCCATAGACTTCACCATAAAGAGAAACGCTCTCAGAGATTCCATAAGAACCACCAAGGTATCCAGCGATTTCTACATCACCGAAGTCATCAGCAGTTTCTGTGTGAGGAACTGTAGGGCCTACAGAAGCGTACCAGTCAAGACCACCAGGTGTTGAACCTTCGTAACCGATCTGAAGTTCTAGATTACCAGAAGTGTAATCTCCATCAGGATATGAACCATTTGCTTCAACATTCACATATGGACCAGCAAAAGCTGCACCAGCGAATAGGAATGGAGATGCTGCAACAGCAGCGATTGTTGATTTGATTGACATGTTTTTTAAAAAAGTATCTCGCATGGGTACTAAAAAACCCTGCGGATGATAAGACCCCCGACATGGGATCTTTTTTATTACATCTACGCAGGGGTACGATTATTTCGGGCCCGTTGTTATGTAAAGTTATTTATACAACTGTCACATTGCTTATGTGCCAGTTGATACTATAATACATTGGTTTGCTGATAAGGTCAAGGGGGCTTGTGACAGTTACTTATTCGGTTTACCACCCATGAAATATGCTTCATAATATTTGACTATACCAAAGCATGTAACATGACCTTTAGATACCCATTCATCAGCACACTCATGTATACTGACAGGATCATACTCTGAAGGTGGAAATTTACCGTAAAGAACCTTTAGTGCTTGTTCTTTTAATTTTTCCATTTGTCCATTCTTGAGATCATCATTAAAAAAAGTGCATATACAAAGACAACTTGACCCATTACCAATATTGTATTACGAAGAACATCTTCCATTAGATTAATCCTAATGAACCTGCTGTAATTCCTACAGTCACAAAAAAACCAAACTCTATAAGATCTCTAGAGCCTGGTGGTATTGAAGTTAGTAATAGTGCTAGGGGAATCATTCCTCTTGAATGCGAGATCTGTTTTTGATGATTATTCGATCATTTTCATAATCGGGAACAAACTCTAGGACATCATCCGTATCCCACATCAACTCTTCATATAAAGAATTGAGTCGATCCATGTCTTCCCATAGATCATTAATGTGTTCAGATTCTTCACTCATGTAGGATTCCATTTAAGGTTTCAGTATTTATTAAGAATAAATTAATGGTGAAATAGAAGGACCAAAGTAAAGATATAATCCTAGTAGACTGATAAAAATTGCTTGTGGCATGATAGGTAAAAATACTCTCTCTATTATATAGGTATTTCTACCTTGTTGTCAAGATGAGTATGCCACCTACCACACCGACCATTGCCAAACGTCCGTTCCAGAGTTCAGCGAATCTCCAATAATGGTGAGACCAATCAATCATGTTCCAGAGGGTGCATAAAGTGGTTGTGTTATTCTAACACCTTTACCACCATCTTGGTCATCATCATCATCGTTGATTGCACGAAGAATAAGTTCGACCAATACTAAAGCAGCCATGGGATAAAAAACCCAAAGGACTGCTGTTAGTGGTGAAATTGTATCTGTTGCGGCTGATAAGTCGCCCATTTGTTTTGAGATTAAAATATTTACGAGTAATTATTTAGTTATGTTAAGACTTAGGTAATTGTACCGACTAGAGATGCTGCTGTAGCAGACACTGCAAGCCAAGGTAAGTTTATTACCATGAGTAGTTT